AAACGTTTAAAAGGGTGCCATTAAATTTGCCAGCAGTTGCCATATTTGTGTAAGGTTAAATTCTAATTTTTTTTAAAAATAAAAGGACTTTGAATAATTGCAAAACAATAAATTTTAAGTGTAGACCAAAAAGTTTCCGTCTTGATCTATAATTATTTCAAATAATTCGTCAACAATAAACCGCTCGGCTGGTAAAATGGTTGGATAAAGTCCGCCAACACCTTTAAAGCTTGCGGAAATAGTTGCAACATTCTCCATTGGAGCCGACTGGCTTATTGACTCAATCATTGCCAAACCGATAAAGGTTAAATTATCGTCTTGCCCAGCTGACAAATAAACGCGCTCACGATTGACGTAAGCGTTGAATAAATCGCCAAAGGAAAAGCCGTCTTGAATGTATAAGGACTCGCTAGATAAGGACCAGGATGCAAGCCTCGAAATATGGTCTGCAAAAAACCCCGACTCGTTGCTTGTCTTATCGAGTTGTCCCATTTCAGCGGACAACTCGTAACTGGTTGACTTGGCAACTTGATTGAGCCCAACCGTTACAAATAAAGCGGAGCCGTTAACCTTGGCCATCAATCCAATTTTCAATCGTTAAAATTTCGCGATGCACAATGTTTGTGTCGGTAATGCTGGAAAGGCTGGTTTGCTGCACGAGCTTTTCGGTTACAATTTTTCCAATTTGGAGCGGCAAATAATTCTCAGGATAATTACAAACAATTTGTAAAATAGAATCGGCAATTAGATCAGCGTCAATGCGTCCGTATGGCGCAATCCCAGCCGTTACAACGTCCAAAGTAATTGTTGTAATGTAATTAAATTGTTGGTTGTCTTTGTCGTCTTCTTGCGTTTGGTTTCCAATTAAAATGTAAGGGAAAACCGCCGTGTCAGGCGCAAAAGTATCGTAACAAGGGACAAGCGCACCTTTATAAGTAATTGTATTATTTAAAGCCGTCCAATAAGCTTTGCGAATAAATGGCTTAATATTTCTCATTTTCCAAGTAATTTTTTTAATGTGCGCTCAATGTTTTTTGGCAATTCCGTCCGTTGTTTAAAAACCTCGGGATAAAAAAACGGTCTTGCTGGTAAGTTAACTTCTTTTATTCCGTCGCCTTTAAATTGGGCCGCAAAATCGCTTAACTCGCTTGGGACCTTTACCCTGGTCCCAGTTCCAAACTCAACATAAGCCGCGTAATTGGCGCCAACTTCCACGCCTCCAGTAACTTCGTTTTTACTTACTTTAATTGGCGTTGATTGAATACTATTTTTTAGCGCTCCAGTATCAACGGCCACATTGCTTGCCGCCTCGCTTTCAATTGCCAGCATTGAATCTTCCACCTCCGCCCGTACATAGTCGGCAACGTCGTCCTCTAAGTTTTTTAAATACTTATAAAAAGTATTAAGGCTTTGCTTATTAAATTCAATGCTTAGCATTTTAGTCCCGTTGTGTTGCAATTAACTTAATCATTCTGTCGTATTCGTTCACGTCAATTATTTCGCTAATTATAAGCGTTTTGCCAGCGTAAACAATGTGCATGGACTTGGTAATTGTAACCAAGGGATTATCTCTAATTATAACCTCCCATTGGTTTTTAATAACCATTTGGTCCTCGCTATTTTGCCGCGATCCACTGAGATTGGTAACCTTTGCCCAACAAGTGTAGGATAATCCAGGCGCTGAATAAAAACCGCCGTAACCATCGCCAAATAAATTGGAATTGTAAAACGAAATGCGCTCGCGCAAATCTCCCGCTTTAAGTTCTTTATTTGTCCTCACGCGCCAAACCAGTTATAAGTCTTATAAGGCATTAAAATTGCCTTTACTCCCAAAGGCGATGGAATAGCCTGTAGATCGCTGAAATCCTCGCGACGTTCGTAAAGCGTGTTTACCATCATTTTAACGGCAAGCTTTATGTCTTCGGGAACGGTTGTAAATCCAGCAACATAAATCATTTTAAATTTAAACGATTGATCGCCGCTAGTGATGGCAATCTTTGGAAATGAGCCAATGTTTACCTGGTAATTTAAAGCCGTCTCGACGTTGTTTTGGTCAATTGTCACAACCTTAGTAATATCGCTGGCCGATACTAAAGGGCCGTAAGGAATTTGCCATTGGTATGGAAAAGAAAAAGAATCAATTGTTACAGTCTTGCGAATAATTGCCTTACCCATGTAGGACTCGCAATGTAATCGAGCCGCCTTTATAAGGCTAGTAACTAAAGTGTCTTCAGTACTGCCGTCGATTCTAGCGTATTCTTTTGCCTCTGCCAATGTGATTGGCTCGGTAACTGGCACCACGTCTGCAAACTGGATGGAATATCCTGTAAAGGACGAATTGTTGGGACTATATAATAAATCACTCATTGTATGGTTTCTTTGCTTTGTCAACGATAAAATTAAAGAATCTTTCTAGTTCTTGGTCTTGGTATTTTAGGCGTTCCTCTGCAAGGTTGCGCATTATGTTTTGGTGAAAGTCGTATAAAATTTCGTCGCTCATCAACTCCTCAATCTTTGCAGCCATGCCGTCTAAGTCGTCACGATCAAAGTAAAGACCAGCAGCGCCAAGACATTCCTTTAGGCCATCCGTAGGCGTGCAAATAACTGGCAGCCGATTAATTGCCGCCTCTAAACCAACGCGCCCATAAGACTCATAAAATGATGGCACAAGCACAATGTTTGTTTTGCCGTAAATCAAATGCACGTCAGGAGTTTGCGCCACATACTTTAAATTTTTTAGCGTGTCGTCAATGATTTGCTCGCCGTAGCTTCCAAGCACGCCAAGAAATTTGCGCTTAGGCAATCGTTTTGCCAGTTCAATTAATATCTGTCCGCCTTTGTTCTCGTTGCAGTTAATTAGGGTAATGTATTGCCCATGTTTGCGATTGTACTTTACGTCCTCGGGAAAAATTGGCGGCTTGCAAACAATTGACGCGTTAGGATAAGCGCCGTTTTGTACGTTCTTTTCGTTGGCTTTGTTGTTATAAACAACGTGAATGTTATGCTGCTTAAAACGGACATTCCTATAATCTGAATCGTTGTGGCTTAAAAAAATCAATTGTTTTTTAAATTGCCTCGACCAATTAATTGCAACCCCTGTATTGTCTAGGTGCGTAAATATTACGCTTGCATTTTGTAAGGCTAGAAAAAAGTCGTTTGAATAGTAACCAGTAATAAACTTAATAAACGCAAACTTTTCGCCATCGGGATAAATTTGGCTTTCAGGTAAAATGACCTCGACCTTGCACCCTTTTTCGTGAAAATATTTGGCGTAATGTTGAACGGTCCACTCGGCGCCCGAGTTATGAGTTCCCGCCCACGCGTGTACAAAAAAAACGATATTCATGTTTTTTATTTTTGATTTTTTGAAAGGTATTGATTTTTAGATAAATAAAAAAAGGCCGCCAATATTTGGCGACCCTTTTATAAACAAACACCTATTTACCTTATGATGCGGAACCGTTAGCCAAAGCGGCTGCAAAGCTTCCGTAAACAATAGATTGAGAGGTGTAAACTGCCAAAGCAATTCTCTCCTCAACGCGTACAGTTACAAAGTTCTTAGTAACGTTGTCAGCATCTTGCTCGAAGAACTCCAAAGTAACGCCCTGACGAACGAACAATTGGGAGCCAAGTGCAAAGTCTCCAACGAAGAAATCACCAGCAACAACGGCATTGATTGCGTAAACTGGGACGCCCAAGATAAACATTTGTCCGCCAGTCATTGTAACATAAGATGGCAAAATGTAAGCTCCAGCGCTTTCCTTAGTGGAAACTAGTTTCAAGTAATCAGTTGGATTAATCATGATTGCGTTAGGCGCGTATTCGTCCTTAGTAGTTTGAACTACCGCAGCCGCCAAAACGTCAAATCTGTTAACATTTGTTCCAAAATTAACAGTTGTCCAAGCTGATCCATCGGTTGCGAAACCGTGCAAGTTTTGACCGCTACCGCTTCCGTACAAAAGTTGAGTATCTTCTACGTTCAACAATTTGCTTGGCGCACGGCTAGAAAGGTAAGCAATCAAGCCTGGGGTATCGTCCAACATCTCTTTTGTCAATCTCATGAAAGTTGGGATTGTTCTGATAGAACGATCTACCGCAGTCAAATCGAAATCAGATTGTGGCTTAGCAGAACCTTGCGCGGTTGGAGCCGCTGCGTTGTCGTATGCTGATTCGCGCACAAAACGAATAAGGTTAGAGCTAGTCTGTCCAACTGGCAACAACTGGCGAACGTTTACTTTTCTGTTTGGAGTAAACTTTAGATCAGGAACTCTGTCCGCTGGGATAACTTCGCCACTATAAGCGTTTCCAACTGTCATGTCGGCGCCTTTCAATTCAAGGTCCAACTTTACTTTGTTAGCGTTTCCGCTTTTGTAGTTTCCGAATGCGTCAGAGTTAAAAGCTTTCTCTAGTTCGCTAGAAAAAGAATAACTTTTTGCAGACTTAGAAAAACTAGCCTGGGTGCGTGCATCTACGCCGTCAAGTTGAGCCTGTAGGGCGTCAGCTTTTTCGTTTAGCTTAGCGGTTTCGGCAGAAAGATTTTTTCTGAATTCTTCGCCAGCTTCTTTCATTGACTTTACGTCGGAAATCAACGCCTCGTTGCCTTCCAATTTCGCAAGTACTGAATCTAATTGTGATTTAATTGCTTCCATTTTGTTTTAAATAAATTTTTTGAGTTTAGGTATATATTCGAACTCTAAAGCCATTGACAAAGTCGGGTCTTGTTCGATAACGAATTGAGTTGCCTCGGATTCTACGGCCAAAACTGATTTAGTGTTCAATGCCTTTAAATGTTCTTGAATTTGCTTTAATCCAATTTCTAACTGAATCATTGATTCGTCGGTAAGGTTTCCGTTTCTAAGAATGCCGCAAAACTTGGCAATCATGTCCTCGGTCTTTGGCTTATCCCATGATTTCATGGATTCAATTGGCGTGTTTGCGTTGGCTCCCCAGGTAACAGTTGAACCCTCCCAAAGTTTAATTTCTCTAATCTCTCGGTAACCAGCCTTATTGTCGCTCTTTACAATTTCAAACCCAACGCTATGCTCGTTAAAAACGCCCTCTTTGTAAAGCTTTATTACGTCCTTGCCGTAGCTTGTTTCTGTAATCTTAGAGGTAAAACGCAAGCCTTTAGCATCCTCCATCAATTCCATAGGTTTTGCCAATGGCATCAAAGGATTGTGCTGGAGCAAGTGCATGATTCGATTGCGGCCTTGCGGTCCGTTCTCTGCAACTGTCTTTTTGTAAGAGCCTGAAACAATTACGTCGCCATCGGAATCAATATTGTTAAACGCGGAAAAATATCCCGTAACGATTCCTTTAACGTCGTCGACGTCCTCAATTATTCCCTCGCTTAAATTCTTGTAAATCATTGCGTCTTTTTTTGTAAAAATAAAAAGGTTGAAAAAAAATGCAAACCAATAAATTATTGGTTAATGAAATGCATTGCTTTCGCCTCGCTATCCTCAAAGATACTTGTATAATTTTTATAAACGCCTTCAATGTCGCTTTCGCTTGGTCGTTGATAAGACAGAAAAGGCACGCAAATATAAGAGTTGCCTTTTGGGTGGACTTTTGTCCTAAAGTATTCGTCAATTGGTATGTCCAAATCTAATTTAGCCATTTCCTTTGCAAAGCGATAGGAGTACAAAATTCCATGCGTGGTCCACGATCCATAAGTGCGGACCAATCCCTTGGTTACGCGGTCAAGTCGTGAATCTTTTATATTGGCGCCTAGCATTAACATATCCCAGTCAGCTGGCAAGTCATTGATTGCATTTTGTAAACTGGTCGCCCAGCCTCGGTACGTTGCATCGTCTTCAAAAATTAAAACGTCGCTCTCGCATTCTTGAAAAATCTTTTTAAATGTTTGCCACAATCCAAGCCAACCCCATTCGTTTTTAATTGCGCTTACCCTTTCCAAATTAAAGTGCGGCGCCAACTCTTGCATTGACTGGCGCCATTTGTCTTTGCGTTGATCTAAGTTGATAACGTAAGCAATCATTTTCTCAATGGCAATCCGTCAGCGTCTCTCATAATTCTAAAGACAACTTTGCATCGGCAATTACATATTTGGTCAGCGCCAGCACCTTGGGAGCCGTCGCCTGGTTGTCGCATATCGTTACCGCCAACAATAAAGTTTTGGTCGAAAGGTATCCAATCCTTTGCTCTCATTTCTGCATGATCAGGACGCGTGCGCGTGTCTGTCGCTGGAATCCATTTCTTTTCGTACATAAAATCGGAGGTTTCCGCCGATTGCATAGCCGCGTTGTTGGTAGCTATTACCATTTCTGTACGCGCAATTAACTTAGCACGATTTCTAAATATTAAAGAAATGCTTTGTTGAATGTTTGTGGCAATTTCTAACGCACCAAGGCCCTCGTTTAATCCAGCAAGTACAATGGCTCGGATTATCTTTTGGCTGGTCTCGTTAATGCTTATTAATGTTTGCGGTAAATTCCTAACTGCAAACAAACGCATAAAGTCACGCCAGCCAGCGCGTAACGCTTCTTTAGTTGCTTTTGTTGGTGGTTGTATTGCGTTATACATAGCCTCGGCATAAGCCGTGCCAGCCACAACGTACAGGCTTTCCAAGGTGTCAGCCAAAGGCGCTGGCGTTATTAAATCAAAGCGGTTAATATTTCCGTCAGCTTGTTTAATTGCATCCAAATAAGGTTGCATTTGCTTTTTAAGAGCGGTAAATATTTGCTTTTCATATCGCCGTTCGTAACGCCTTTGCAATGCGTCCAATTGCTTTGCAAGTGCTAAATCTTTTTTAGTTGGCTGGGCCATAGTCTCCCATATTGTCTATGTTGTCGACCTCTGACGCTTGGAACTCGGCCAAAGTCATTAAGCCTTGCGGGATAAATGGTTGCTCCATCAATGTGTTTTGGTATTCGCCGTAGTTCATGGCCGCGCGCTTTTCGTTTGGAGTTAACCACCAAGCCGCCGACAATTGGTTTACAAGCTTGTCCATGTCGTCTTGCATTTCAGGATAAGCCATGTAATCGAAATCCAAGAATAGATTTTTATTACCGTACGATTCCAAAAGCCAGTTGTTTAGCACGTCTCGGATTTCAATGTGCAACGGACGGACAACGTTATTAATTAGCGCCTTGTAAGCCGTTTCGGTGTTGTTAAACGTACTTGCCTCGGTGTCGCCTAGTAACTTAGCATCGACTCCGTAAACGCGGCACAACGACCTTAAAATTACTTTTTGCGTGTCAATAATTGACATATCAACGGCGTTCATTCCCATTTGTACCCAAGACAATTTGGCTGGCGTTATAATCACGTCGCCAGCGCGGTTGGAACCCTGGTAATTGGATTTGTAATCCTCTTTAAGACCTTGCGCTTGTTCTCTTGTAATGTTTACCGTTCCATC